TGCAAATGCAATGCCAAAATTTCTACCAAATCCAAAATTAGATTTCGCAGACATTCCATATAATGAATGTACGCTCTCTAGCCAAATGGATTCTATTTTTTGGTTATGTAGCCATTCAGTAGTGTCATAGATACTACATTTATTTAAATCTAACAGTGCAACGCTGTCTGGATTCGTAGAATCCAGTACAGCAATTGCTCCATTAGAACCTGGATCTATACCTGCAATTAGCATAGTTATTTCCTAAGTAAATAATGAACCCTGTTTATCATTAGTAGTTGCAGCAGGGCTTCCCATAATAGCAGCAGCTGAATTCCCTTTAGCTTTAGTAGTCTTATCGAGAACTGTACCAGTATTCTTAGCAGCCCACTTATCGAACATAGTAGCATCTGCATTACTAGTAATCTCTTCAGCAGTTTTACCTTCTGCATTACCAAAGAATTTGCACTGATTAACAGTACGGGATTCACCTGTAGGCTCATATTGCCCACTAGGAGATTTAGCTACTTTATCTTCTATAACCTGATGTACAGCTACTTTAACTACTTTGTTCAGTAGTCCTACTAGTACTGGACGTTCAGAAGGTGCTTCTTTCCTTAGTTCAGGATTATAGATGTTGATGGTTTTCTTTTCTACAGATTCCATGCATTTAGAGAGGCTCTCACCTGTAACTGCTACGCACATAGAATTAGCAATAGAATACCCAGGAAGTGGGTAATCTACTTTATCTTTAGTAAAATAGGTCTTATTACCTTTAGCCTTACCGGACTTAATCCAGAAGGACTCTTTCAGCTCTTTGCCTTCAGAGTTTTCTAAGATAACATTACAACTTACTGCTTCAGATGCAGATTGGTTAAGATATACCATTTTAACCGTTGCATCATATACTCCAGATTCCCATGCAAATCCACCGCCTACACGTTCAATAGACTGTGTCTGTACATTTTTTGGAAGGTCCCATTCACTCATAATTTGTATCCTTATATGTATAAAGCTAATAATAGAGCTTTAAGCTCTTAATTGGAGTTCTCTCTTTGTTTTTGAATGTACTGATCTAGTAATTTAGTAAATTCTTTAAGAGATAGACCGGGTTTCTTTACTAGTGCTTCTGCAGCTACTTCTTGAACTACGGCAAAACCAAGTTCTACAGCCGTAGATACTACATCTTCGATTAGTCCATGTTTAGGGTTATCTGCGTCCGAGAAATTGGACATTACTCCTCCTTATTTTGGGGTGGATTAATTATTATAATAGCGTATTTAGCTATATTTATCAATGACTTATTGGGAAATTTAGGCCTAGGACAGTAGCAGTAGGCAGAGGGAGATTAATACCTAGATTACTACTACTGTCCCAGTAGAGGTCTAACATGTCTGCCTTCCCCTAATGATCGTGCAATCACTAAAGGAAGGACTAGTATTTTATAACCCTTCAGTTAGAACAGGTCCTATGTAGGAGAAGGTTCCCCATAAGGAGGGTTCATAGTCCTATTCCGCAGTAGATTTATTTACTGTGGCTCTAGTACTGCGATACCACGAAGGTATCTTATACTAGACAGGACTGATTTTAAACTATTTATAGTATTCGTGAAGTCGATTAATAACATTTTGTAGGTTATTATCGATATAGGTTTCCTTCATATCCCACATACCCATAGGGGCTCTAATTCGCTCATTAACAGTCTCTTTTGTTAACCTAGTCTGATAGACGTACTTAAAGCCAAGTGCTTTATCTTCTGCTGTAACAGTGTATGCAGAGGACTTAGCTACTTTATCTTCTAATTTGGTCAATGGGAGCTTTTTAGTAGATATTACTGTCGTAAAGAAGCTCTCGATACCTTGATTCATCAGGGATCCTTTGACCTTAACTAGGGTCTCATTGATCATTTCAGCCTCATTAAGCACATCAGATGTATGAGCTAGAAAGACCACATTCTTCGTAGACTTAGCTACTACTTGTGACATTAACTGCTTCATAAACTGAGCATATTGGCCCCAAGCCTGCATAGTATTAGTAGCACCAAGAACTTTAGTACTCTCGTACATGTCCATTAGATACGTTAATGTATCTATTACAATTGTATGTACATCTGGCATTTTTTCAGCTTCTTCGAATGCCTGGTATACCTGCATAGGGTCAGTAATTGTTAATTCTTTAAATTTAGTTTTAAATGGTAATTTCTTACCATTCTCACAATTTAAATACATTACTCCTTCAGGATTATCCATAGCCATCAGGCTAGCGCTTTTACCTGAGCTAGATTTACCTGAAATCAGTACTAGGTGGTTATTGTTCATTAGTTACGCCTCTCTTAGTTAGTTCCTTACTTATTGATTTAATCGTGCTATTCATAAATTGGTCCTCTGGTAGAGGGATTTCTAGGGAATTATTAAACGTCTCTAGTTTTTCTACTATTTCCCCTAGTTGCATTTCTGCATCTACCATAACCATGCCATATCTATATAGATGGTTAGCCCTATTGCCTTTGGAGGTATGGGTTTTGAACCACCGTTCAATATTACCCACTCCAGTGGCACTGATTTGAGCTTTAGTCTCATCAGATCGTTTAGTTTCTGGTATGAACATAGTTGCATCTATGACACTACCTTGGTTGTACTCGTAATGTCCTGGATGAGAAGCCCACTTTCTTGCTATATCTTTAGCAGCTTCATCTACTGGGAATGGTAACCATTCAAAGACATTAACCATAAACCTAGAATACTCACTAGACGTTAGTTTAAGTCTATGAGATATAGGCAGTATTAATCTAAATCGATTAATCGCCGGTGTATGTCGTTTAGTTGTAGATATTAGGAATGCGTAATCTTCTAGTAGAATTTTAACTGTAGAGATATTTACATCTCCATCACAGTCTAGAATTAGAAGATCAAATCCTGGGATAGCATTCTCACTTTTACGATGTCCGTTTACAAATCCATGAGCAGTGTAGTGATACCCCTCTGCAGTTGTTAACTTATGTAATTTATCAAATGGAGGGTGATCTACTTGGTAGTCATGAGCTATGTCTTTACTAATCGCAGTTGTCAAACTATCTAGATCTGTTTCTATTAAGGTTTCACCTATAAAGAATTCAATATCATCGATGGATCGTTTTTTAATAATGATATTATTTTTATAGCCAAATGACATTGCTAGTGTCATTAGATCTTTACGTTGTGTTTCAGACCCTTTATAGAATGGTAACTCTTCAATTAACTCATGTTGAGTAACTTCATTATCACAATCAGCTAAGTAGTGAGCTAGACGTTCATAAGGTCCTTGCTTCCTCATGAGTAGATGGAAAGCTTCTCCAGAATCTTCAACTACACTAATAGCGTAATCTAAGTGCTGCTTAGTTACTTCTGTAGAGTTATCTGCAAAGCTGTAAGCTCCTGCTAGTTTGAGGGCTTTATAGTGTCGATGACTCATCTCTGCTTTGTGCAGTGCCATATGATCTTTAAAATCATCTGCAGCTGCTTCACACTTCATTTGATATTCTATTAAGTAAATAGAATTCTCTTTAGACATTTGTAATACAGGATTAAAAGGTCTCTTTGCAAAGTTAGTGAAGGTGGTCTGTATAGTATGAACATCAGTAGCTAGATTAATATCTACCATCTGTGCATAGCGCTCTTCTGCTGAAGCATACTTAGTTCTATTGTTATCTACTGTGTATCCGAATAGTAATCTACGAGCATACCCAGTTTCTAAGAATTGTTTAAATTCTTCCTCAACCCGTCCACCATCTAAAAGCTTAGTTGGAGTACCAAACATCATTAAATTAGTAGGGGTATTACCAGGTAATTCTTCTGATCTGATATTTTCTGAGGTATTCTTGATTAGTTTTTGCTTGATACAACCAATGTCATACAATTCTAAAAATGTATTTAGTACGTCTACATTAGCAGACATATTAGAGCCAACTTCATCTAGCTCTAAGTTCATAGAGCCTGCAGATGCTAGCAGTAGTTTCTCTCTCATTTGTTTAACAGCTGGAGAAGTTCCACTGTCAAAACTAAATGCTAGTTCTCCTAGACGCTCAAAATGATGTTGGAATTTATCTTTTTGAATTGCATATTCTTCACCGATAGACAGCATAGTTTGTCCGCTTGCTACCCGGGCTTGTGCTCTTTCTTGAGCTAGTATTTCAATATTTTCTTCTGCCTTCCTAGGGAATATAGAATTTAGAAACTCTTTCTTAAAGTGTGCTACAAACTCACGTTCTAAAATGTTGGTAGAGTGGCCCTTACCTGTACCAGAGACCATCAAATTTAATACATATGTATTAACTGGGATTACATCTCTATCATTTGTTTGTATATTACAGCGCATCATAGATGCTATTTTTGATAAGTAATATCCAACTAGTATTCTAAAAAAATGCCGATTATCATTGTTTACTTTTTTCACAAGGATATCGACAATCTTTTCTGAGAAAGGATGATATTGTTTTTTAGTCATGGTTGCCTTTACTTAGTTTGATTTTAATTGTGCTCATTTTTTAAATCCTGGAATGCTTCGGTCTTTACTTTTGTCTTCAGTACATTGATGGGCGATAGTTAAATAATTTCTTCCATCTTTGTAGTTATCTTCAATCTCTGGATTCCAGGCGGATCTTACAATTTTTAGTAAATCCATTTTTAGAGCATATAGATGAGGAAGATTTACATTTCCTGATTCTTTAGCATATTGATTAAGTGTTTCACACATTGTTGACCAGGTTTCAAAGCACCGTTTAGGTGGGCCATACTTAGCTGCACGATCTTGTAAAATTTCTTCATCAGTCATCTCATCGTCAGTCATCTTTACTCTCCTGCAATTCTCTTAAAAATTGTACAGCTACGTCAATGAGTACTTGTTCTGGTTGGTTAGATGCTGCGCACTCTTCCAGTATTACTTCGACATAGTTTAATTTTTGATTATCACTGATCGCCATTGTTACTCTCCTCATCATCTTTTATAATTTCAGTAACTAATTTGATGTAATCATCAACAGGTACAACATCTGTAATACCAGTTTTACTCGCGTTATCTAGTTGTGAAATCCAGACTGGTGTATTAGCTTGCATAATATAATCTCTATAAAACCCTTCTGCATGATCTGGGCCTACAAAGGTTGCTTTGATAGCTGTTTCACATACTGCAATAAACTGAGCTACAGTTATTGGAGTTGCATCTGGTATAAATGCTAAATCAGCAGGGTACCCATGATAGCTGTGAGGCATACCTGGATATCCCACAGCGTCTATCTTAACCAATAGTCCAACGCGTTCTCTCTGTAACGCTTTTATTAGACTACCAAGACACATTTGGTCTTGGCCATGTTGTATGTATTTCGGAATAGGAAGTTTAAGTGCTTTTACAAGTTCTGTTTTATCAATCATAATTACTCTCCCCTAATTTATATTAAGTAATGCCCTTGGGCGGAATTGAACCACCAACCTCCCGCTTCCAAACGCAGTCACTCTACCAGTTGAGCTACAAGGGCTCTTATTTAATTATATGAGTTCTTGATTGTTCGCTCTTTAGAACTGTGTCCTCTATGGGGTTCTAATTTATTGGGACACTTAGTTGCTACATCAGGCAGAGGTGTACCCTCAGTAATATACTTATCAAAAATATCACTGAAGACTTGTGTAATTTTATTTACGTATTTTTGGTGGTAGTAGTGTTTGATAGGAATTTTTAAAATAACTTTTTTAAATTTAAGAATATCTTTTTGCAATTTTTTTATGCTCATATATTTTCCTCTCAAATTTTAATAAATTACGCCTCAGGTTTCTTATTATATAGGTTTTTTGCAGTCATTCTTCTACTAATTCCAGCACATTTTTGCCCACAAAATTTTGCATTAATGCTCATCATAGTGGCTTGATTATTACAAATTTTACAGATTATTTTATACTCTGCTTTACGCTTGGTATAGGTACGTTTAATCCAAGGTTGTAGACCTTTCTTTTGATACGGCCCAATATCCTCTTGTATTTTAAACCTTTTCCACCACTGCTGCTCTGATTTGGATAGCTTCCAATTAGTTTTATTCTGTTCATCATATAGCTGTACAGCAGTCT